ATCGCATCAAAGGCGGATCATTTACAAAAGAGCAGATAATAAAGCAAAAGGCCTGAAAAGGTCTTTTTTTTATGCTCTTTATTTGCTCTTTAAACTCTTTTATATTGCTATATAGTATTTAATACTTATATATCTTTTAAATGCTTTTATATCTTTTATTAAGTACCTACATATCTTTGTTTTTGTTCTTTCTTTTGTTCTTTCTTTTTTTAAAACAAACCATATAAAGCTTGTAAGAGATATAAAAGTAATTACTCTATAATGCTTTGCCATGCTCTTGTCGCTTATTAAACGCTTATATATGCTTTAATACATAAGGGGTGTATAGGTGCTTTTAATACCATATGGGTTAAGTTATACCCTGTATAGATTTCCAAATAAAAAGGTAAAAAAGAAATAGCAAGAAAGAGCAATAAAGAGAAAAAAGGTATTAAAACAGATAAAAAAGCAAAATAGGTATTTACAAATGCAATAAAGGGGTGTTAAAATAAAGAGTGAAATAGAACATAAATAGCACTTTGTATATTTTTGGGGAAAATAATCAATAAAAACAAAAATGTCAGAAAATAAAAGAAAGGGTGGAATCAATGTCAAAGCAAGTTTTGCAAAAGACAATAGTTCAGAAAGAAATTGATGAAGCCTTAATTAAATATAGCGAGATTCAAGGACAAGAAAACCGTGAAGCGTTTTTATTAATGTCTGATGGATTGAAATTGATTGAAAATATGTCACGAGATAATCGTTCCTTTGTTGAAATTGCGATTGATTTAAAATTAACGCAAGTATCAATGAGGAACTTTTTTGATGAACATCCAGAGTTACAAGATAGATTAGAACTTGGTTCTGATAAAAAATTTAAAGATGTAGAAAGAGCGTTATTTCGTTCAGCAACAGGCTATGATGTAGAAGAAATTCATTTAAATCAGAGAACTGTTGGTGGCCGCGTAATTGAAAATAAAGATATATATACAAAGAAAATACCACCTAACCCATATTCAATTCAATATTTATTAAACAATAAAAAGAAAATGGAATATAAGAAAGAGCAACAACAAAGCAATTTAAGTGATATAAGTGGTATTAAAGTGGAGTTCATAGTATCTGATGGCATAAATGGTGAGTAATTATGGGTAAAGCCGTCAATTTAGAATTTAAAGTTATAAGCAAGTTTTTGCCAGTATTAAATGATAATCTTGAAGAAATTAAAAAAGGTAAAAATACATATATTTTAGTAAGCGGTCGTGTCGGTGGAAAAACAACTACGTTTGAACAAAAGATGTTAGCAAATTGCCTTGCATATCCTAAACATGATATTATTGTTTTAAGAGCAAATTCAAGCGCATTAAAAGATAGCGTATTGTTAGAGTTTAAGAAATTATGTGCCACAGAGTTGCCACAAGAACTGTATAACAAGTTTAAATTTAAAGAAACGCCGCCAATGATTATAAATTGTCCATTTAGTAATCAAATCCGTTTCGGTGGGGTTGGCCTTGGAAGTAAAAGCGGCAGCAACCAGTCAAGAGGCAAAACGGCAGAAAAACCTTTATCATTAATAATTGTTGAAGAAACACAAGAAATATTTAGTGGTACCGGAAGCGCAGACCTATTAAATCACGCTATGGCAACATATATGAGGTTGCTTGATGATAACATAGGCAAGGTTATTTATGCTGGAAATAGAGATAGAAACAAGTTTGGCAAATTTAATCAATGGGTTGAACAAATGTCACACGATCCAAATGTAACTATTATTGAAACTGATTACAGAGATATAAAGCACTTTCTTAATAGGGCAACACTGCAATTAATCGCAAGAGAGTTTGAAATGAATCCAAATAACGCAAAATATATGTATCTTGGAGAACCCGTTGGAGGCAATGATTTAGTATATGGAGCGTTTACACCAAGCGTTCATATAATATCATTATATAATAAAGATAAGCAAGACAACATTTTTGTTGATTTAAAAACAAAGAAAACATTTGTGTTTGACAGCCAATGGTGTTTGCAAAATGTAGAAAAGATTTATATTGGAGTTGATGGCTCATCAACAAGAGATATGACAATATTTATGCCAATATTCCACTTAAAAGATAGAAGATTAATATGTAAACTCGGAGATATGTTTCAGCATAACCCTGATAAAAACGGAATTATTCGCAATAATATACTTTGCGATAAATATATTCGCAAATGGCTTTATGATTTAATTAATAAATATTCATTGCAATACAAATCAAAAATATTTGTTGTAGACGGGCATAATACAGATTTAATTGACAATTTAAAGTTTCAATTTGGCGGTTATTGTACTGTTATTTCATTTACACGCAAAGATTTAGTGGAAACAAGTGAAAAAGTTAACAATGCTTTTACAGATGGTGTTTTGTATTTTACTGAAGAAACATGGATTGAGGTAGTAAGCGAAGCGGAAATATCACCAAGTGAATTGTTTAATGAATTAGAAACAGTTTGTTGGATGGAAGAACCAGGCCATGAAGATGAATTTAATTCAAGCATACCGAATGACCGCACTGACGCGATTAGATACCCAGTTGCTTATCATGCAAATCCGTATCAATTAAACGATTATGCCAAAGGAAGTGAAGAAAAATGAGTAATATCGTAGAACAGACAAATCAATTACAACAGCAAGTAGCAGGAATATCTTCTTTAAACCCACAATTAACATATTCGTTTATTATACGCGATGGTTTTTATGCTCTTGTTCCAACGGAGTTTAAACAATATTACTATAATAATATTCGTGCGTGTGCAAATTGGTATCAAGGATTCGTACCAGAGTTTCACACCGCAAGAAATGGAATATTTTCAACAAGAATTGGCAACGCTATCGTTAAAGAAGTTTCAAAACTAATTGTTGGTGGAAATGTATTTTTTGGCAATAAATATAAAGAATCAAGCCCAAATACGTTTGTTAATGAAAACTTAATAAACTGGAATAAATACGCAGATGCTGTTGATTTTCAGAATTTTGTTAAAAAACTTGTTGAATATACTGTTGCGTTAGGAACGGCGGTCATTAAAGCAGATATAAGCGAATCAAGAGATTTAATACCAAGTGTTTGGCGCATGGATCAATGTTTCTATACGAGCGATTATAATGGAAAGTGTACATCATTTACTGGATTCTTAAAATCATATACGGCCGATGTAAATAAAGGCAGTGGCAGACAATCGGATTTCAAATCATTTTATCTGCTTGAAAAAAGATATTATAACGAAGATTGTAAACCAGTTAAAAAGATATTTATTAAGAAAACCGATAGTTCAGTTATATCTGCACAAAACTTTGATTTAATGGAAACAAACGAGGTTATGTGGCAACAATTACCAAATAAAATACAAAAGCAATTAAAATCTGATTTTGGCAAAGATTTTATGCTTGATAAGGAAATACCAATATCTCCATTACTGCCAAATCTTGGGATCCTAATTTGTAAATATACAGCCGCAAACACAATACCAGAAATCAACATGGGAGAAAGTGCTTTGCTTAATGTAATTGGGTACATGATTGGTTATGAGCAAGCATATGCCGAAATGATTACAGACCTTTATCTTGGCCGTGGCAAGGTTTTAATGCCACAGCAAATGGTAAACCCAACAGATGTTAATAATCTTTATTATAGCGATTTAGACGGAATGTTGTTTACAAAATACCCTTATCTTAACGAAAAAGACCAAAAACCTATCTCTATTCAGTTTGAATTGAGAGCCGATGAATGGGTTAAAACAAGAAATAACTTTGTTGAGTTAATAGCTTCACAAATTGGCGTTGCAGGCAGTGATTTATTCTCGTTTCTTAAAGACGCAAGCGGCGGTAGTAAAACGGCCACTCAAATTGCTGCTGAAGCACAAAAGACAATTTCGTATATTGAAGAAAAGCGTTCATTATTTACATGCAAATTAAATCAATTTATTACTATTTGGAAAGAGTTTTACAAAATTGAAGATGATTTTACAGTCAAGTTTAGTTCTCAAAATCACGTTAATATGCTTGTAACAACAGAACAAACGCGCGTTATGAACGAAGTTGGGTTTTCAAAGTTCGATATATTCAAAAAAATGTGGCCGGATCTTGACGATGAACAAATTAAAGAAATGGTTGATCGTAAGTTTGATGAAGAAAGACGCAAATTAGAATTACAAGCAGAAATAAATGAAAAAGCGTTTGAGAATTCAATGAAATTAAAACCCAATTTAGACGATAATGACAAAGGAGAAGATGACGAAGTAGAAGAAACGGACGGATTAGAAGATAAAACCGAAGCGCATAAGGACAATAAACTCAAATGACACACAAAAATCGACAATTATTAGACGAATATGTATTGCGGTTAAGCGACTTGCAGTATAAAAAACGAAAGAAACAAGAAGATTTCATAATTATAGGATTGTTTTTAATAGCGTTTGTTGAATATTTATCAAATAAAAACATAGTTTTTACTGGAATAACAAGCGAAAAAGAGTTAGAAAAACCAAAGAAAATGGTCGAATTAATCGATAAGGGCTTAAATAATCAAGGAAAGTTTGTTAATTATGTTAAAGATATGCGAGAAAGCAATGTAAATATCATTAATACCACCACTAATATTATACCACAAATAAAAGAAAAAAGCGAGAGTATAGCGAAAAAAAAGCTCATAGAAACCATTGAAAAAACCGATTTGTATGAAAAACAAAATTATCTATCGCAATTTATCAATAATACAGCTTTCAATAAAAATTATAAAACATGGAATACGCAACGTGATAATAGAGTGCGTTATACAACGTTTCATCAAAATATTGATGGAATTGAAGTGAAAATAAATGAATTTTTTAATGTTGATGGTATCACGGCGATGTTTCCAGCGCACAGTACTTTACCACAATACGATAGAATAAACTGCCGTTGTTATTTAACTTATAGGTAGCAAAGAAACATAAGATATATTTGTTACAAAACCTAAACCTTATCAACCGACTCCACTTGAGAAAGCGCATAAGCGTTAGTATCGTGATTATAGCCCGTTGGTTTGGCACGGTAGATTCCGAAAGGAGAGAACATCGATGTCAATTTTTAAAAGGAGATTTAAAATGTTAACTGATGAACAAATCGCTGCATTGACAGACGAACAAAAAGCCGAGTTGTTGGCAAAACTTCAACCGAAAACGGTTGAAGAAAGCCAAAACCAAACCGAAGATAATACTTTGGCAACAACCGAGCCGGAAGCAAATCCTGAATTGCAGCAACAATCCCAAGCACAAGAGCAAATTGCTGATGAACAACCCGTAATTCCTGACTTTAATGAAAAGTTTAGCGAACTTGAAAAACGGTTTGAGAGTATTAGTAATACGCTTACAGAAAAGGACAAGATTATTGATTCTTTGTCCAAAAAGGTTAAAGATTTAGAAGATAGAACGCCAACGGGTATTTATACACCGCAACCATCAGCGGCTGAATCTCAAGCCGCTAAAGACAAAGAAGAAAAAATGTTACAACAATTTAAAAATAGTTATAGAAATTAAAATAAAAGAAAGGGAGAGATTAAAATGGCATTTTCTGATTTTACTGGATTATCGGTTGGTTCAACCGCGCTTGAAATCGGTGTTGCAAACATTATTTTAAGCAAAATGATTCAAGAACAACTTTATCGTAACGGTATTGGTATTACTGAAGTTTATTCAAACAACGCTTCGGCTGGTGGGGCGGTTTTGCGTGTTCCAAAAATTGTTGCTTCAACAAAATCGTTTCGTGAATTGGGCGCGTCTACAAATGGTTCATTTTTCAATTCTGACGCCGCTGAAATTAAGGGTTTAGATGAAATATTACTTGTTTGTAAAAACATTTATGATGCGATGGAAGACGTGCCACAAGCACAACATGTTTTATCGTTGGGTGGGGCATCTGCTCTTGGTGTTCGCGCTCAAGAAATCGCTAAAAACATCGCTCGTCAAATGAACGCAGGAACAATGGCATATCAAATCGCGGCTGTTTTAAACGCCGTTATTACCGCTTCTGGCACAGAAACAGACCGTATTTTTACTTACACGGCTGGCACTGCTGGCGATCCGTTGGCGAAGTTTCTTGACGCTTGTGCTTCGTTAGATAACGGTGATACTTACAATGATGTTTTTCCGACAGTTGGACGTCTTGCTTTATTGAGACCAACAGCGTTGACTGACATTAGAAAAAGTGGAAACGTAATTGTTGGTGGATCTAACTTCGCACAAGACATGATTAAATCTGGAGCAGTTGACCCAGACACTATTTTACCAGACGTTCCGGGTTATCGTGGCGTTATCAATGATGTAGCAATATTTTCTGCTTCAAATGCTCTGTGGACATTAGCAGAAACTTGGATGCAGCAAACTGCTGGTTATCTTGACAACGTAGTTGGTATCATTTGCGCTTATAACGCAACCGGGCGTGGTCATGCTTTTCCAGATTCGACCAAAGTTATTGACAGCCCATCTGGACAAGGATTACGGATTCAACCATTATCAAATTTTGGTGTAACAGTATTTTTTGAGAAAGGAATTAAACTGTTAGCAAAAGCAACCGTTGTTGAAGGTTCATCGGCTATCACAGTATTAGCACCTGGATCGCAGGAATAGTTAAGCCAACTACAATCACAATTAGCGGTTTGGAAGCCGTTGTGGTTGGCGAAGAAATAGAACTGACAGTAGCACTTTCCGCTGGATTTGATCCTGGCTACTATGCAGTGATTTGGTCAACAAGCAACGTATTACATGCAACAGTTGTTGGTGACAACGCTGGCGCAACCGTAACTGGTGTTGGAGCAGAAACTGCAACAATTACTGCTGAAGTTAAATCTATCGTTTATGTAAACGGAAGTCCTACTTATGTAGCGCTATCAACACCGTTAACAGACACTCATACAGTTGTCGTAAGCGCAGCATAAAATTAAATAAAGATTGGGCGGGCGATTGGCAACGATATTGCCGCCCTTTCTTATATCAAGTGGCTTGGCGCAAAACTACAGTTCGATTCTGTGGCGCTTGTAATCCAAAAGAAAAGGGAGATTTAAAATGAAAGAAGAATTAAAAGCCAATGAAAAAGATGTAATTGTCGTAAGTGAAGAACAAAAAGAAAGTTTTATGCAAATGATTATGAAAACAAAAGAGATTTATAACAATGTGTTACAAGAGTATTTTAGTACCCCAGCAGTAGTTCGGTTAATTTACATGGAAAACAGATTTAGATTATTAACCAAAGAAATAAAAAGCATTGACGAACTAAAAGATTTTATGATAAAAGAATTAGATATGATGAGATCCAAAGAAAATATGACACGAATTGAAATAATTGAATATCGTTTGGCAAAAAAGATTTATCGTGATGTTATCGAAGGAAAAGGCAAAGAAATAGATTTTAATAAACCCTTGTCTTATAATTATGACGAACAAAAAATGGAGTTTGAAGATATTAAAATGGGGCAAAAAGAACTTTATGATAGTTTTGAGCAACACTTATTAAACAAAGAGAAATTAGAATCTGAACAATAAAAAGGTAGGTGTATTAAAATGCCATTAGATACAACGGCGATGACTTATAGCACTACAAGGCATATGTATATTCTTGAAATCGTTTATTTAAAAAACGAAATGGGAATAGACCTTGAAACGCGAGAAGGTAGCGCAACAAAAGCAAAAGATAAGGCTTATCAAGTTTCACGAACTATTTATAATTTTATTTATAACCATCACCTAAAAAATAAGCGCTATTGGGAGTATTTTTTAGCGTTTGACATTGAAGTAAGAGCAATTATTCAAAATTGTTTAGAAGAACAAATGCGCTATGAATGGGAAAGCAACGCAAGCATGCTTGAATATCAAATTGGAGTTAATTTGCTTAACGGCACTAAAATTAGCCAAGATGATTTGCGTGGCAAACGTAGAATCGCAGTTGCAGTTGAAGATATTTTAAGGAATTATGAAAACGGTATGCTTATATTTAGTGGTAGAGAAATGTACCTGTCTGGCTACGCACAAACCGAATATGATTATACTGAAATGGGGTATTAATATGTCTAATATTGGTGTCGGAGAAACATATTGCGGTATTTATATTGAACAAGGCTACATAAGCAAAGTAGATTCTTTGTTAGGCAACACTTTGCCAGTTACAACACTAATAGGTACTCAATATATTAAAACGTTCAAATACCGATATTTAACATCAAGTGAAATGCTTACGCAACCGATAAGTGGGTGGGTTAAGAACAAATATGAAGATGTAATTTTTACAAGCGAAAATAGCGTTGATTGGAAAACAAAATCGTTAATATATACGCAAGATGGTAAAAGACATATACTTGAAAATAAATTACCGCAAAGGCAACATGGTATGTTTCTTATTAGCCAAAAGTTTCCTCATATTTTGGAGTTAGTATGAATCTTAATTTTGAAGATGACAAAAGTGTCTGCACCAATCTTGCACGGTTTTATGCACCAATGAGATCTGGTAATTTACGTTATAACGCCATTCAAAGTTATATAACTACCGATGGGTTTATCATTGTTTATTCTTTAAACGAAGCATATTATATTTATTTTCTTGAAGAAGGCACAAAAATAACGTCAAAACATAAGGGCTTTATTAGCAATATTACAGTTCCGGCAATAGCAAGTTATCTTAATGCTAAATATAATGATGTTAGCGATATGAAAAAATATTATGAAGAAAACGCTATTTTGGGCGGGAACGATATTTATATGCAACAAGGAAACGAAAGAATGATTAGCGAGAGAAACCTTAAATTGCTCGAAAGTCTAAATTTAAATGTCCCAAAGTTGGCTGAAACTTATGATTGGCAACATAATCAAAACAACGAAATTTATTATGAAGATTTTATAAAAAGAAAGTTTTAAGGCGGTGTTAATGTGTTACAAGAAGTATTAAGGGCGAATATCGAAGCAAAGTTAAACAACAATACGCAGGTTGAAGAATTTATCGTTGGTCAATATGCGAAAACAGACGCGAGCGATGATGAGTTTATTTATAACGTAAAAAACGGTTATCGCTTGATTGAAAAAACGTATATACCAACCATGATGGTTTTTAGTGCTGAATATAAGGCTATACCAGACTCGATTACTGGTTTTGCGACAATTACATTAAACTTTTTAGTTGGTGATGATGATGATCGCACCGATAAACTTAACGCTATGGAAGAAATTATAACAAAAATCGTTGCTAATAATGAAAGCGTTGTTGATGGTTCGACAACTTATAATACCATTTGGAACATGGACGCAATTACGCCAAGCGGGTTAATATTAGCAAACGGAAGATATTTCATTCAATTAAATACAACAATTTATATTGAATTCAGCAACACGTTTTATTTTGGCAATCAATGGTCTTTTTATTTGGAATCGGTACGTATTTACCCTTATTCTGCTTCGACAGAACGCAAGATAGAACTTGCAAGTCCGCATATTTTAGGTGAAAAAGAAGCCACATCATTAAGCGAAACCGCAATATGGTCTGGGACACACACGTTTTGGGTTAACAGTGCTTTAAGCACGTTAATCGATACCCTTAATAGCACATACGATATGTCTATAATTAGAACGCTTAAAATTGTTTCGCCAACAAATAGCACAGGAATAACTTTAAATGTAATTGTTGATGGATCTAAAGCTAATTATGATCTTGGCGAAAAGGCGACATTAACATTAACGTTTGTCAAATCTTATAGCGAATAAATGGTGGTGTTAATATGCAAGATTATAGAATTATAGTTCAACATGGCGGTACGACCGAAAAGTTAAAAACAAATCCGCAATATATTGCACCGAAACAAGAAAAAGTTGTCGCTGAGAAACCAGCCATAAAAGAATATAATGCTGGTAAGTTGCAGTTAAATGTAAGAAAGGCTGTTGCCGTTGGAACTGCTACGGGTATGAAAATCAATCAATGGGTAGGGGAATTAACAGAAAATAAAGTCACGCAGCAACGCATACAAGCGGGATTTACAATAGCGGGAATTGGGTATTACATGATAAGCAACCCAATTCAAGGAGGCATTGCCATGGCGGCTTATGTCGGCAATGCAGCAATAAATTATGAGGTAAAAAATTATAAAGAAAATCTATCTGCAAATTATTTAAAGCAACTAAGCGGCGGCACTGTAAACACAAGGGGGTAATTTAATGTACACTTTCACAATAACAATACAAAAAGGCAGTGGCACTATTTATACTGTTAAAACAGAGAAATTAGCAACCACATTTAAAATTGATGAAAGTTTAGACACTGCGCTTTTAATTATTCCTTTTACAACAAAAGATGATGAATACCAAAGATTTTCAACGTGTGACATTTCAATTTCAGACGGGACAACAACATTAACTCATCAATGGCTTGTTTATAGCGATCAAATAGCAATCGGAACATCTTACCCAATAAGATATGACCACACGATTGGATTAATTGAGCCAACTAAATTGCTTGAAAAAATCCCCGCAGGTTCATTGTGCGACACACAACCGCTAACTGGGACGCAAAGAACAATGTATGATGTGTTATATCGAGTTCAGCAATTTGCCCGTTTGTTGATTACGACAATGTTGACACCACAAGAGCATTTACTATTGACACTGACTTAAAAACTAAATTAGAAGAGATAACTTCGCCACAATTTTATTTTGATAAAAAAAATCTTCGTGAAGTTTTAATTGAGATTTTTACATATATTAACGCAATTCCAAGACTTATTGATGGCGTTTTATCGGCTGATTTCATCAACAATCGGCAATTATTGATTACGCCAAGCAAAATGATTGATTATGCAGACGAAGTTAGCGGAGAATATTACGCTTCAAAAGTTGAGAGTTATCAAGAAAATGTTGTATCAAACAACAACGCTTCAGAGCCAAATGTAATTACAGAATATATAAATTTTCGCTCTGATGAGATAATTGTTGGCGAAAGCAATATGAAATTAATTTTAACGCAAGAAGTAGAACAAATGGTATCAATAAAACTTTATTTAGTTACTACAGATGAATTAAATGATGTTACTGAAGTTGAAATGAATGGTGTTTATGCGTTTGAAAAAAACGTTTATGATTCGTTTGAAGTTGAAAGTGGTCAAGGAACAAAATCATATTCATTCTATTGGGAAAAAGGTTCTAACACGATCGATGGATTAAACTTTCAATATGGCGCATTGTTTCCGTTTATGGCCATTGAAAACATTTTAATTGATTTATCAACAAATGTTCCTTGGTATGAAGTCGTGTTTAAAGTTTCTTATATTCCACGTTTCGAAACAATGAGAGTTGAACAATACCGCGAAGATATTAGTGTTCATACTGACGATACAACAATACAAATTAATCAAAATGAAAGAATAAACGATTCATTCAAAGCAACATCGAATTTGTATGGGCAAATCCAACGTATTGGCGTTGATACGCTTTCATTTAGTAAAGTGCATAAATATCTTGCGCCTTATGATGAAACGCACCAAAACGGCATATATTCACTTGGCGACTACACAAGCGATGGGTACTTTATTACTACGGTCGAATTATCGTATAACAGTTATTATATTGTTGCGCGTTATGAAATGAGCAAAAACTGGAATAGATTAGCACAATTTCTTCAAATAGACAAAGAATTTCGTCCGTATGAAATATCATTAGTTAAAACTGATTATACATTGAAACGCGATATAATTATACCGATTGCATTTATTGAAATTAGCTCTCTTGATAGAATGAGTGCTGGAGATGTATCAAAATATTCATATTTATATGCGCAGTTTCTTAAAACGTTTCAAACGAGCATTTATGATTTACCAGCAAAAACAGTATTATTTAGAAAAGGCACTTTAAG